GTTGGTATGGTATGTGAAGCTAGGCGCCCCCCGATATTTCCGTGACAGGTATCAGGTATTTGCTTCACACGGGGCAGTACGGTGTAGTGTATAGAGACATGACCACAAACATGCACTGAATGTGTAAGGTTCTGTTTTGGACAATTGATCGGTTTCTGTGCCAGGCGGCGCCGTTCCCCAACGACTCCAACCCCCCGAAACAGGCCTAATCAACCGGTTTTGTTATATTTATGTTTTATTCTTAGTTTAGCCTCATCATTGGAGGTTAGGGTTACGAATGTGTGTATGTGTATCGAACAAAGGACAATTAAATTGCCCCGATGTAAAGTGCCGTAAGCTAAAAGCTGTGCGTTGTTGTTGTGTGATTTCCGGACGAAATTGCCACATAAGTAGAAGCTAGGTTTGAACCAGGTACTGATAACTTAAGTTCAGAGCGGGAAGTTACAGAGATTCGGAACAAGGTAATCATTGAAGTAGTAGCCTTAGTGAAGGATACGACCTCTGAACTTGAACTGGAATCCGGTAGTAACACTATACCGCCATCGAAAGTATCACCTGTAACCCGGACCGTCATGAAGTATGTGCCTGGTGATTGCATAACAATATAATCGTTGTCTGCAGATTTATGAACAGTGTAGGCATCTACCCCAATTAAGTCGGTAGTTTGACCAATAGCATCGCCAAATATGTGCGTAGCATTAGTAGACGCAAAGACGTCGGATGATGCAGCACATGAAGCGGGCTTGGGAGTGTACAATTCTATTTCGTAATCAACAAATAATTGACCGACAGCAGTGGTATCATCTGCAGTGAGAGAGGTAGCAAGATAGAACTTACCAAAATCGTAAGTTTTGATATCAGATTCTGCCACGTTGCCGAGTCGGGTGTATAGAGTATCAGGTCTAGTCGCCAAGTTTATAACAACCTCGTTGCTCGACCAAACTGATCCCTCGTTAGATGAAGGGTATTGAAACAGGGTGACTGCATCAAATGGATCTTCATCTTTAACGTCAATAGTATAAGCGAGAGTTACTCGACCACGCTCACTTGTGGATGCCACTGGAACGTAGACGAACTTGAGTGATTTAAACTTATACCTTTGGTGGGTGTTGGCGATTGCAGACAACCAAGGGAATGTACTAGATAGACCTGGTTGAATGATAAACGATTTGAGCGAGAAGTTAGTATTACCAGTAACAGTGGTTACATACTCACGGTTACAAATGGTATAACTACCCTTGGTTGATCTAAATCTTGGCGCTGGCTTCCTTGTGCGCACATTATATGCCACTGGAGCTGCGCTAGATCCTGATATAATCGCATCAGTTAGCTGCCTTCTCTTGGTTTTGTTCTTTTTACCTTTTAAACGTTTTGAAAGAAAATTGTTGACACGTTCAGGCGTAAGGACACGACCAAGAGTCATAGCGGCCGCGTTAATAAGTTGCTGTCCCTGTGGAGAGGCAGCATAGTTGACGTATGGTACTATTGCTTGCATTTTAATTGCTGGGTGGTGGGTAGGGTTAAATCTTAATCTGGGTTGTAAGATTTCTAACCGGGCCAGGAGCATACACTATATCAAACTCCTCATAGGCTGACTCAATTGCGATCTGATGATCCGGCAATATTCCGAACGCTTTCCAAAAGGAAAATCTCGCCTCGGCGGTAGGTTCGGCAAAGACATTACTCATGCCTTTGCTTAACCATTGTAACCCACTTTCGATTTGAGCCCCTTGTGTTGCAGCCTTGACTTCCATATTCAACATCTTATAAAACTTACAAAATATTGGGATGTCACCTGCTAAAGCTTTACCGCAATCGGATATTGCTTGCATCTGTGCTTTCCATGCTTTAATTGAATCAAGTGATTTGACTGAGATGAGATCCTTTGACAAACATGTCCTCGGGTTCCTCATCATTCTCCAGATTTTGCCGTCATATATAGGTTGACTTTGGCAGAACACCACTTTCTCCAATGCATATACTGGTTCTTCAACTACCATGGTGTAACCCATAGCATCGAAGAAGTTAGGTATACCTTGCATTGTGTCTAAGTGTTTCTTATCCATTATGACAACGCAATCATCGCCGTTGTTGACGAGCTCGTATTGTCTGAAGTCACCAAAATAACTATAAATTAATGCACACATTATCAAACAGTTTCCTAATCCTGTATTCATATCCCCTGACATACGACATCCAACGGTTTGGTACTTAATTGTACCATCTACGTTGTTTATGTATCCACGGTTATGAATCTGTGCTTCCAACAGTTCCTTCAACCTAGAGCTGTGGGGGTAAAACTTTTGATAAATGGAATGTTCCCACCTAAGTATCTCGCGAGAACAATGTTGATCAAATCTGGATGCGTCCAATCCTATGGCCACGGGATTGCGGAATCTCGACCATTTCGCGTGCATGAATTTCCCCTGCTGTATCGCATTCATGCCCTTGAAAACGGTGGGCGACCCGAACACCGCTGCTATGATATCATAGACCTTATGTTCGATTGGCTTTAAATAACAACCTAACTCTACATTAAACCTTGGTGACCTGGGTTGTATTAACCTAGGTACAGGATCGACTTTACTAGTAATATCTGTCTTCTCTGTTTTCACAAACGCTGAGACATATGCGTCTTTCTTTCGAAGTGGGGTATGAAACAATGACTGAGCTGCCCGCTCATAGAGTACCTTCCGTTGACCGACGTAAGCATCGACAAATTGTTGCCGAGTCCATCTGGTGATGTACATGGGTATTCCCTTGCTAAACCTGCATTCGAATTTAATTAACCGTTGTCTCAGACCACGAACTGGTTGGGGCGGCCGGGTGTAACCACCCTTACCGTCTTTAACATAAAATACCCTCTCCAACACAGCTCGCAGCGAATTTTGTAGATTTGAGTTGTGCGCGTTAAAGTGAATGTTCGCCAAACAATTCACTAGTGCATTAACACGTCTTAGTTTAGGGGTCCCAATGTGGTGTGTGACTTCCATACCGACTAACCCATCCTTAAAGATTGCTGCAGGCCATAAGTCCTGCGGTACTAAGGTAGATGTATTCAGTCCTGTCACCCACACTGGGCCACCCTAATTGCGATTGCCTGGGTAGCCACCATATATGAACCTAGAATATGGTGCTACCTGTTCCTTAAATTTCAACATGCGCTTGGCTTCCAATCTGGTCGGACAAAACACCAACATTCTAATATCTGGCATATCCCTGACGATATGAGAATCTCGATGTCCAAGGCTTTTCATGTATTCTCTCGCCTTGTTCTCCATAACCATATGATTGGCCATGGTGTTTTCCGGAGCTCGTCCACCAAACTCCGAGCGCACCACCAATGCCACATGTGTAATAAAATCTCCCCTCTTCTTCTTCTGCCGAGACCAAGTTTTCACAATCGCTTTGATTTCTTGGACCTCCTCCCCTGAGTTTAAGACTTGGGATGTTAAATTATCATCAACCCTTGTCATGTAATCATCCATGATGTCTTGTAAGCGTCTTATAGTCTGATCCCGTGGATATAATAATCTTTTCAACACGAATAGTCCTAGTAATCCTGCAGAACCTGCTACTATGGCGTATTCCATGTCTTTTGGGTCAGACGGGTAAGCTTCGATACCGCTCCAAGCCTCCAACATAGCCACATTGGCGTCTAATACTGTATCATACCAATCAGCTACGGAGGAGAGCAGGGCGCGGTTACTCGATTTTATTATCTCAAGTGCGCTTGTTGTCATCGAATATAAAAACATTTTTTGGTGTGG